CTACGTCTTGCCATAAAAAAATTCCTCCTATGATTTATTTATATTCTATCATAGAAGGATTATTTTTTACAGACTTTTTCTCACACTCTCTCCATTTTTGAATTTCTCTATATTTATCTTTTATATATTCCTTCTTTTTGGGCTTACGAGTTATATATTTTTGTCGTTCATCTTCCGTAATTTCACTGTTCTGTGCACAGATATATAATACAAGTTGCAATTTTGATGTTATTAAGTTTGTTACAAAATCAATATAATCTTTATCGACAAAATTCTTTGATGAATTCTTTTCTACTTCTTGTAACATTCGGTCAATTCCATCTTTGATTGTACCATTTTCTATAAGATGTAAAGAAATAGGCATAACTGAATAGTCATTATTTATAAATAAAAATCGCAATTCCAATTCTCCGTTGTTAGTATCTGATTCAAAGTAGACGAAGAATCCATTGTACTCATCATCGTTTACTGCTATATAAATACAGGGATATGGAAGATTACTTAAAACTTCGATTGGTATAATTAAATCTTCACTTCCTTGTTCAGTAAGAACATCTTCCATATCTTTATCAAAGCTGAAGATTTGTTTATACAATCTCCATGTAGCAGTTGCAACAATTATATTGGCTTCTGATATTATGCTCAAATTAATATTGTCATTTCCGCCACTTGCAATAGCAATCCCTACCCCTATTGGTATATAGCAACGAGCATCCCAATTCACTTCTTTGCCGTTCATTTTTCTCATATCTTCTACTTGTTTCCAAACATTCGGATATTTTTTATTGACTTTTTGAGTCAAAATTAACGGTGCAATTTTTTCTTCCATAATATATTACCTACTATTTAATTGAAAATGAATTCGATTTTATCATTGATAAAATTCTTAACATTGTCGGCTCTAAAGTCCTCTACCGCAAAGCATCCTTCTCCATTTCCACATCTATATCCAATTACTGGTTCTTCCCAACCTGTGACCTCAATCCAATATGATGTACCGTCATTATCTATTGCCGGCATACCAAAACAAAGTGTTCCATTCGGATTGGGACATTTTGGAGCTTCGGTGTAAGGTGTTTTTGATGTGATTTCTTTGATAAGAGCCTTACCGCTTTCGGTAAACTCTCTTTCATATTTTGCCACCTCTATTGATAGAGGTTCATTTCTGTATTTTTTCATTTTAATCGCCTCTTAATCTTTCCTTTATTTTACCATATTTATGTTGAATAGTCAACGGCTAAATATATCGTCAAGTAACGAAACAGCTTTTTTCTTTGTTTGTCCATCATTTACAATATATCTTTGTGTAGTTTCAATATTTTTATGACCGACCGCTTGAGATACAAAGTTTATATCCTTTGTTTCATCATATAAAATTGTACAAAACGCAGACCTTAATTTATGAGGACTTATTTCCGTTCCGATTCCTGCCTTTGAATATTTTTTTACCAAGTCCGAAACAGCTCTTGGAGATATTCTACTTCTTTGAACAGAAATAAATAATGCATCAGAACGCATATCTTCTAATAATAATTCTCTGTCTTGTATCCATTCTATTAATGCTTCCTTTAGTCGATTATTAATAATGTATTCTTGTGTTTTATGCCTTTTATCAATGATTTTGAACGTATTATTTTCAAAGTCTATCTCATTCAAATTAATTTCCGTTAATGCTGTTTCACGCATTCCTGTATATATAAAGAGCAACAGAATTGCTTTGTCTCTTGAACGCCAAGGTCTTTGAGTCTCAATAGCTCTATGCGAACCAACACCTCTATCCACCGCACTTATAATATTCTCCATATCATTTGCAGTCAGTCTTATTCTTTTTACATTGTCCGAGTTTCGGATAGGTTTTATTTCATCCATAGGATTATCTTTAATAATTTTTTTCTTTTTCAAATAAAAAAGAAAGTTGTTCAATGCGGCATAAACAACTTTTCTATATGAAAAACTCGTACTTTGAACTTGTCCTTCTTTATTAGTTTTTTGTTCTTTTGTCTTTAAATATCGTGTTACAACAGTCTCATCAATATCATTTATGGATATATTTAATTCTTCTATAAATTCAATAAATCCCTTTATTATCATAATATACATATAACATGACTTTGGTTCAGTAGATGTTGAGATGTTATAATAAAAGTCTGCTACAATTTGTGGCAGACTTTTAAGTGTTCGCTTGATTTTCTGTTCAGTTTTTATTTGATTTTCTAATCTTCCTGTCATTAATGTTCACTCCTTCTTTTGTTATATAGGCATTGACACTAGACAATGACTTACAGTTGTGTCATAATGTCCCCACCAAACCTGAGGTTCAGAAAACTCCATATATTTTTTTGTAAGTTTTCCATCTGGAGTATATTTATAAAACTGTCTTAACTTATCAGTTGGAACATTTACCGAAGGTACTCCCGTATAGTTATGAAAAATCCTATCATATTTGTTAGGCATAGCTTCTCCTATAGCATATTTCTTCCATTTCCCTTCTTCGTCTTTTACACCTTTATATTCACTAAAAGCTTTATCTATTTTTAATTTCATATCATACAAATATTCTGCTCCCGCAGGTGATAAACAACCTCTATCCTCTTTACGTATATTAAGATAATCTTCCATCTCATAATCATGAGCATCTCTACCATACTCTCTTTCTTCTTTAATAAACGCTTGTCGTTTCACATATATCGCCATTGCTTTCTTTTTCAATTCAGTAGGCATATCGTCAATCCATTCTTGAGCAAATGCCTTTCCCCATTCACGTTTTCTCGCTGCAATCAAACATTCATCATCAAATTCCTTTTGTCTTTCAGCCTTTTCTTCATCAGTCAACTTATCGTAAAATTCCCAATGTTTGCGATTGCTTTCATGTAATTTTTCCATATACTGATCGTGTAAGCTTTGTGAAATTCCGTTGTTACCACCTGTTCTTTCTTTGTGTTTAGAATATGATATAATACCGGCTACTCCAAAAATAAATATCGTAAGAAGTGTACCACCAACTGGTGTGCACAATGCACAAAGTGGTATCCAACAAATGAAACCCACGATTATTATGGTTCTTATCTCTCCTGCATCTCCATTAATTTTCATTTTATTTTCCTCACTTTCTACTTTTCCTCTAATTCTTAGCCTTCCAAAAATATTAAACTATCTTCATATTCGTCAAGCTGTTCTTCCGCCGCTACAACACTTCTGCTCTTAAAACCAAGTTCTAAAAGTTCTTCGGGTTCAAATCCGACATAGAGCAAATGCTTTGCAACAACCAACGGTTTTCCTCCATACCTCATATTCGCGACTAATTTTTTCAATAATTCTATTGCTCGTTCGTGTGATATATTTTCCATTTCTAATCTTCCTTTCTATATTTACCTTTCATTTAATATATACCACTATTTGCTATTTTTAAACAAAATTCTGTGATATTTTTTATTATACATACATCCTATACCCTTTTATGTCCCATATAAAGGACTTGAAACCTTGCTTTCAATCCCATTTATTTGTATTATTCCTCCTCAATCTTAACAATTATTTCTGTGCCATCATAATTGCCCGATAATCTTTTAGCTTTCATAACATTACCCGATTCATAATCTTCTATAAACTCGATTAATGAATCTATCATCGTGCAAAAATCTCCAAGTATCCAATAATGAGAAGCTCCAACTTTCAGATGCTCACACAAGAACTCTTCCAAAAATTCTATTGCTTCTCTTCTAACCTCACATTCATCATCTGCTTTAAATTCTTTTGTTCCTGCATACTTCCAATCATTAATTTTCTGACAATTAATTTCTTCTGGATTTTCTATATGGAAATCACCGTCATGGTATAAGTTATATATTATGTTTATTTTCATTTCTTAGTCCTCCTCAATCTTTACTGTTATCGCACTTTTGTCACCCTGTGACATCAAATACTTTCGTTGCACAACATTACCTGATTTGTACATTCTAATAAAATCAACTAATGAGTCAATCAACTCATATAAATTTTCAAGTACCCAATAATAACGAGGATCGACATCAATATTCCTACATAAAAGTTTAGCAAGAAAATTCGCAGCTATTTCTATAGTATCGGATTTATCATTTACTTTGATTTTTTCATGCCCTATATATTCGTACAAACCCACTTCTTTACAATTAAGTTCTTCTAAATGAATTAATTTAAAAGTACCATTTGTACAAAATTTGTAATCTATATATATTACCATATTATTATCCTCCTAATTTACTCCTTTAAATCTGACTTTCATCTACTCAATATCATTTCCGTCTTCATCGCGAAGTTTTGCATTCACAATACTTATATCTATATCAGCTTCTACACACTTCTTTAAAAATTCATCCATTGCTTCATCGTATGTACTGGCTTTTGTTGCAAAATAAATTCAACAATCATTTATATATAATTCATTCATATTATTTGTCTACCTTTCTAAACTAAGAAATCATCGCTTCATTATCTCTTTTCAAAATATTTTCCATTGTATGAATATCCATTAGATAAACAATGCTTTATTGCTTTCTGCTTAACGTACTCTTTATCTTCATTAGAAATATTCCAAGCATCATTATCATCTTCAAATAACAACCAAAATCTCCATTCTGCATCGTCTTTGCATGGAATATCTATTCCTAAATAGCATTTATCACCTTTATTATCTCTCGTAATACCTAATGTAAAATCATAATTATCGCAGTATGGTGTAAACACAATTTTAGTAATATCAAAATTTACTTTCATAATCTTCTCCTTATCTAAAAAAACTCTTGTTTCATTAAAATTTAATAGTTGTATCTTCTGAAACTACCATAAAGATATGTGGTAGTTCACTCAATTATTTCTAATACATAATAACCAAGACATTTTTGCATTCTGGTATTAATATATTCCTTATTCTTTTTCTCATATTCAGAAAAAGATATACAAGGAAGCAATAATCGTTTTTTGCCTCTTGCATTTATATGAGAATAATAGATACCTTCACGCAATACATTTTCAGGATTTTTTAGTCCTAATAGTTTTATATACTGAATAGCGGCTAATTTTTTGTTTTTCTCTGCTAAATCAAATGCTAACATATTTTTCCTCCTTATAATTATTATTTATATTCCGTTATATTTCATTCTCATATTCATCATCTTGCCAAGCAAAATTAATACGTTCTTCTAAACTACTTATTTCTATACTCAAATCAATCAGTATGTCATCATCAGCGTTACTAACCTTTGCATCATAATATTGTTGTTTTAATTCTTTAAGTTGCAACTCTAATTCATATGGATTCTCATAACTTCTATACATAATTTTTCTCCAACCTCCTCATGAAACTCTTATTTTATCCACAATAAATCTCATCAGTATCTACAAACCCATTCCCTTTTAAATATTCAATATAATCTATAATATCCGATTTTCTTTTGACCTCTATATCATTTGAGCGTTCATACCCATAAAAAGGACTGACATATATCTTGTACGTTTTGTTGTCTAAATCGACAACAAGATTATAATTATGAGCACAATCTCCACGTTTCGTCCATTTCCTATCAAGATAATATAAATGCAATTCCATTATAATCACTCCTTAAATCTCAAATAATTCATCGCCGGCATA